CAGAATACAGAGTTTACTAGAACCAGAATTGTTAACACACTTACCCCAATCTTTGAGAGGGCTAAGAACAATGAAGGATTATACGATTACTTGATTGTGTGTGATGAAAGAAACAACACACCAGCAGTTATCGATGCTAATGAGTTGGTGGTTGACATTTACATCAAACCGACAAGAACGGCAGAGTTTATCTTAGTTAACTTCTACGCAACTAGAACAGATGCTAATTTTGAAGAATTAATCGGTGGTTAATGAATCAAACTATTAAATAATATTATGGCAACAACTATTCAGAACTTCTTTACCAGAGCTGCAGCAAAGCAATTTTCTCGTGACTTTCTATTTCGAGTAAGGCAAATAGACTTAATCGGTGGAATTAGTTTTAACGGAGAAGATGACCTAGTATATGCTAGGACAGCATCATTACCAGGAAGAAACATTGATAACGTCAATGTTAATTATTTCGGGCAAGAATTCCAAGTACCAGGGAGAGCAACATACGCTAACGCTGCTGGTTATTCGATTGAATTCTATCATGATGAAAATTGTGAGTTGAGAACTAAATTAGAAGCAGCTTCAAGAGCAGTGTTTAACAATGAAACATCTCTTGGACAATATGGCATGCCAGGAGAAGAGTCAGTCATTAACTTAGTACAAATTGATAAAAACTTAAATGATGTTAGAAACATTGAGCTCGTTGGAGCATCAATTAGAGAGATTAGTGACATTGAATATTCAATTGCTGACGGTACTGGTGATGTATTAAATTTCTCTACGACATTTGCTTATCACTTCTATAGAGACTTTAGTTAGACCATTTCTTTATCCGATTAGCCGATTAAATAATATTAATGGCCGGTGAAGTATACGATTTTCTTAGCAATTATAGCGTAGGAGGACCCTCACGATATTATCTCTCTCTCCCAACGCTTTGGAAGATAGAGTTTTCCAATGCAAGTTCTGTAAGAGGTCAAGTCGACCAGGCATTACAAAAAGCTGGTGAGAGCTGGCGTATTAAAAACACACCAGAAGAGTTTGTTGCAAACGGTAATACATTAGTAGCACGTGAAGTTACTGTACCAGGCGAGACTACAGAGTTTTTAGAGGCAGGTGGTGATGTAAACTTAGGTGGATTTTTACCAGCGTTTGGTGTTAATAAAAGACAAGGATTCTTAACTAGAACGCTAGGTGTAAATATCTTTGATACAGATGATGACTTAGAACATAATTTCTTTAGACCGTGGATGATAGCGGTTGGTATTGATGGTTTACTTAATCGAGGATTGCTCTGTCCAAATGTAATTCTAAGACAATATAACCATAAAGGTGAAATACGTAAGGGGTATAACTTTACAGACGTCTTTCCAACTAGTGTTGAGGGTTATACGATTGATTACGATAATGAGACATTTTTAGAAAAAAGCGTCACTTTTGCATTTAAGAATTACGCGCCTATATAAAATGTATGGTCTACGAAGTTGAGATACCTTTTAACAAAAAGAAGGTACAGTTAAATGTTTTTAGGTTTAAACACATAAATCAACTTCACTGGTTTAAAAACTCGCTTAGTGGTAGGGTTAAATTTCTAGAGAGCTTTATACTAACCAAAGGGTTAAATGCTATTGAAAAATTTGCAGCATTAATGCTACTTAGAGGTGAGTGTATTGATTCTTCAGTGTCTGTACAGCGCGGAAAGAGACTCGTTAATGTAGACCTAGAATATATGCTCAAGCCGTTTACGCGAATGACAGATATTCGATCTTCTGTAAAGCATGAAAGCTTTGAATTTATTTTTGACTACCCTTCTAGATTATGTACTGATTCAGATACTATGCTTAGTGTAGTTAGGCAAATAAAATTAAATGATCAAATTATTGACCTAGATAATTTACCAGATAATGAATATATGGATGTTATATCTAACTTACCACCTTCTTGCTTATCAGTAATTACCTCGTTTATTGATAACAATTCTGAACATTTTGTATATTCACCTCTTCCTGAAAATGGTAGTATTGACTTTACAGATTATAACTCTTCTGTATTTATCAGTAATTTATTTGATTGTGTAGATGAAGCAAATTATAGAGAGTATCTATTTTTACTAAGTAAACGATTTTCAGATATAAACTTTTTACTTAACAGTACCTTTTACGAAATAGAAGATTATCTAAATCTGTATAGGAAAGAGTCGCAAGAGCAAAATGCTGAGTTGCAAAAAACTATAGGTTAATAAATACGTGTATGGATAATATCACTGCAAAAGACTTTCTCAAGAAGCTCGCAGAACTTGAAACAGACTTTAATATATACGTACCCTCATTAGGGAAAGAAGTAAGTACGATACCACTAACTCTTAAGCAGCAAAAAGATATTATTTCTACTGCAACTGGCGGTGTACAAGGGTCGTTAGAGTTTACGCGTAAAGTAAATGAAGCTATACTTGAAAATGTTAAAGAAAAGAAGTTATGCCCATATGATAGAGTACCTATTATTGTACAATTACGTAAGCAATCTCTCGGAGACAGAGTGTTAGCTGATAATTATGAGTATGTATCGTTAGATAATGTTGTCAAAAATTGTAAAAATGAAAAAGCAAAGTTTGAGAATACTAAAGAGATTACTGTTGATTCACTTAAGTTGAAGTTGAGAATACCAACATTAAAAGAAGAGAATGAAATTATTGCTAGTTGTATTACAGAACTAGAGACAATTGATCCAGATGATGTTTCAGAAACTGTTGGTACTGTTTTTGTTTTTGAGTTAATTAAGTACATACACACTATATCCATTAAACATGAAGTAGTTGCTTTTAGTGATCTTAAAATTCAAGATAGGATTGACATAATCGAGAAGCTTCCGCTAAGTGTATATAACCAGCTAGTCTCTTTCTTAAGACAGATCGGTAAATATGAAGCCGATATATTAGCTGTAGGTGATACTTATGTAACAATTGGTGCATCATTCTTTGAAGGCGATATATTCGACCCCAATGCTGAAGCATAAATATATATGTGGATGATCCAAAGATATTAATTGCTTTAAACACAATCCTAGATACGCTAGGTAAAATGAACACAGCTCCTGCTGTGGGTGATGATTCTGTTACTAAAAATATAGTAAAATCTAAAGGATCTACTTTTGATAAGCAAAATTCTAATGAGGTAGATGCAGATCAAGTAAGGTTATCGACTGAAATTGCTTACAAATATCTTCAAAAACAAGAAAAACCTAAATCAGCAAACCTTGGACGTGATAGGCCTAGATTAACAGCCGAATATACTTTGTTTACAAAGACCTTTTATAAGGTAATGCAGCAGTTAAAGCCTGATAAAAAGGGCGAAACAAAGGTTTTAGATCCTGCTGCAAAAGCAGCTTTAGCTGGTCAAGAGGAGATGAACAGGCTTCTTAAGCAATTAGCTAGTGGTAAGTTTGGTAAAGGAGGTCCTGGTGGTGGTGGTGACGACCCCGGTGGTGGTTTATTTGATGGTATATTTGATAGTCTTAAAGGCTTGTTAGGGAATCTTCTTACGGGATTGGGGATAGGTGGAACAGCTCTGGGATCTCGTTTGTTAGGTAGGAAAGCAAGAAAGGAAGCAAAAAAGCAAAAGAAAGCACAAAAGAAAGCTGATCGCGATAAAAAGAAGGCGCAAAAGAAGCAAGATGCTGATAAGAAGAAACAGCAAAAGAAGCAAGATGCTGATAAGAAGAAGCAACCAAAGAAGCCGAAGCCGGATGCAAAGCAACCAAAGCCAAAGACACCAAAGCCGGACGCAAAAGCGCCAAAGGGAAAGACGCCAAAGCCAAAAGTACCTAAAGATGTTACAAAACAGGTTGTAAAACAGACTACCAAGGGTGTAGTTAAAACGACCGCAACGACTGCTGCTAGGGTAGGTGGAAGATTTGTACCTGGGGTAGGTTGGGTGTTGCTAGCAGCTGATGTTGCGTATATGGCAAAGGGCCTTTATGATATTAATAAGGCTTGGGGTGAAGCAGAAGAATCACATAATATGGCTACAGCGCAGCATGCTAACTTGATAGACAAAATAAAGGCTGACGCAATAGCTAAGGCAAAAGGTGGAGACCCGCTTGGTGCTTTTGTTGATGAATTAAGAGTAAAACAACAAGCGCTCAGTAAGCAATATAACGATAAGTACTATGAATACTCTGCTACAGGAGGGTTTCTTGGAATTGGTAGAGGTATTAATGATGAAGAGCAAGCAGAGTTAGATCGCCTTGAAAAGGTAATGCTTAAATTTGATAAAGAAGAAATGCAACCAGCTGTAAATGCTCTTATGGCGGCAAAGGCAGCTCGTGGAGATGAAAAAGCACAAGAGTTTATGAGGAGGAACGCAAATCGTTTCGAAAGAGAAAAAGCAGAAGCTG